GATAGACGGTCTTCGCCCCAACGCTCAACAACTCAAGAAGGCAGCATAATATTCATGACCACCGACTCAAACCTGCAACTGCGGTCGGGACATCGCCTCGTCACGGCACAACCCAAGTCTGAAAGTACGAGCGAGGCAAATACTTCACCCTTCATTCCGACTGTCATTGCCCCCAATATGTGCTTGACAAGTGTGGCATCAATTCGACTTTCCAGTTTCATTATTCCCTTTGCGTGTGTGTGTCACCCAACCCGGTTGAAAAGTGGTCCCTCCGAGTGAAGAATGTGGAGACTACGGCAATGTCTTTGAATGAATCGAATGGTGTGAATTGGCAAAATGATTTAAGAAACGGTCGAACCATAATCCCTCGTAATCGTCAGGCTTCACTGGAGCTCTTTTGGTACGGCCTGACTTGATATAGAGGACATGTGGGTGATGTGCAAGTTGTCACCCGTTTGGAATGAAAGCCCACGCAACGTAAGCAAAATGCCTTGATTGCGTCTGCCTTCGACTTGGCGCCATGATTGCCGACACGCTGAAATAGCGGTTGGTATTTGACTGGGATTTCTTGACTCAAAATAGACCACCTTTAAATTGAACATTTGTGCAACATAATAGGGCAAAAGTCATCCAATAATGGTGTCCGGCAGGGCTCTATTAGGAGCAAAATTTATCTTGCGTTGAGGCCCATAACGTCAAGAAGAATTTGGTTGACCTACACAGCGAGTAATCCTAACCATAGTTTCGGTCATCCAGAAATCTCAAGCGCACGCAGGGCTTGGACCAGACGGTTCGCCCCGCGCGTAGCCGCACCCTTGGCATTTCGGCGCATCTTCTTGACCACCTCATCGAAAGCGGCTACGCCATCGACCATGCCCTGCGCCAGCGCGGCATCCGCGCCAAGCACACGGCCTTGGCCCATACCGTCGCGCACCTGCGCGATCGGAACCCCGCGGCCCCGCGCCACCGCCTTGGTGAAGCCGACGTAGTAGTCGTCCACACGTGACTGCATGAACGCCTGCGCTTCCTCGTCTAGTGGCGCATAGGGGTTGCCCTCGACCTTGAACTTGCCAGCAGAAATCAGTGTCGGCTTGACGCCTTCGTCGGCCAAGGCCTGCGAGTGGTCGAAATGCGCCTGCCACACGCCGATGGAGCCGACCTCGCCGCCTGGAGACACGTAGAACTCCGAGGCCGAGCACCCAATCCAATACGCGGCCGACGCGGCGAGACTGTTTGCAATCGCGATCACTGGTTTTTGGGATCGAGCGCGGGCTATCTCGTCTGCCAGTTCTGCCACGCCATAGACACTGCCACCCGGGCTGTCGATATCGATCAGGATCTGACTCACGGTGTCGTCGGCCAGTGCCTGGCGCAGAGATGCAGCGAACTGCTGGGTACTGACGCTGCCCGGACCGGAGACGTCGTCGACCATGTTGCCGCGCTGCGTGACCACCCCGTACAGCGGCAGGACTGCGATTCCCCCACTGGAGACTGCGTTGGTGGCTTGACGTCGCACCTCACGGACCCCGCGGTCGGCATCGATACGGGCGAGCACTTCCGTGCTGGCCGGCACGTTCTGCGACCAGCGCGTCATCACGCCGGCAACCGCATTCAGACGTTCAGGCATCAGCGCCCAGGGCGTCGCCAGGAATTCAGCGATCAGCAATTGATGGTTCATGGTGTCATCCCAAGTGAAATCAGTGATTCGGTCAGTTCGGTCTCTGTTGTCGGCACAGTGCTGTTCTGCATCCACTGCGCCACTCGGGTCACCGGCACTGCCAGTGCCTCGGCTATCAAGGTGATGTCGCTGTCCACGATCACACCGGCCCGACTGATGCGGCGCGACAGCCTGGCTGCGCTCGTCGCCACCATTGCACGCACGCGGGCCGTGGCGTCGTCATCTTTCGGCCCAGTCGTATCCTGCGCCGGTGGCTCAGCCTGTTCCGCGTCGCCATTCAGATCCTCAGCGGCACCTTCCTCAACCATGTTGAGTGGCCGCAGCGGCTCGTCCAAACCATCGAGGGGGTTCAGGTTCTCTGCAATGCGTGCCTCGTTGCGTGTGAGCCATCCGTTCTGGATGCCGCTTTGGTAGTACGACGACCGGCTGGCCGCGTCCCCCCGCATGAGGTTGGCGAAATCAAATTCGACTTCCAAATCGTCGCCATCGAACAGCAACTCGGACTCGATGCTGGCCTCCCAGCGTTCTGCCCAGGGTGTCATGGTGTGCATCACGAATTCGAGGCTTTGCTGCTCAATGTTCGAGAAGGTTGCGCGCTCCAGATCCCCAATCATGTGCGGCGGCACCCGAAAAAGCCGGGCGATGTCGGTGATCTGAAACTTGCGCAACTCCAGGAACTGAGCGTCCTTGTTTGTGACACCCACTTCGTGAAACTTCATGCCGTTCTCAAGCACCAGCACTTTGCCACGATTGGCACCGGACTGCGCCGCCTGGTAGGACTCCCGAAACACCTTCTTGGCCTCCGTGTCCTTGAACGACCCCGGAAACTCGATCCAACCGCCAGTGGGTTTGGCATCGTTGGCGAAGAACCGAGCGCCGTAGTCCTGCGCCGCCAAGGCCATGCCCAAACTCTCGCGCGCCAGATCGATCGGGCTCATGCCCATCAGACCGTCTGAGGACAGGCCCCGCAGGTGCCAGATCTCGCCACGCGGCACGATCGTTTCCACCCCAAGCCGGTCCGTGACCCGATACCGGTAGTCACCGGACTGGGTCAACTCCATCTTGATCCTGTCCGGATGAATCGGCACCAGTTCCAGGATCTCGCCGCGGCTGTTGGCCACGATCCGGTTGTAGGCGTTGCCCCTTAGGGCAAGGTGGCCCTGCAACATCTCGCGCCACTCATACGGGTTCTGATACCGGTTCGGGCGTTTCGCCAGCAATCGGTACAGCCAGTGGTCGGTGACCTTGTCCTTGCCTCCATCGGCGCGCTGCCGATAAAGCACGAATGGCAGCGACGCCATGGTCTCGGCCAGGATGCGCACACTGGCGTACACCGCCGCCAGGCGTAAGGAGTTGTCAGCTGACACCCGCATGCCGCTGGATGTGCGCACGGTGACCGGCTCGAACCAGAAGTCACCCCAGGGGCTGCGATCGTCGCTTGATGCCATCCAGCGCGAGAGAAAACTGAACATTCCCATCAGAGCATCACCAGTTCATAGTCCGCGCCCAGCACAATGTTGGTCCCCGGGGTGATCGCACGGGACAGGCCCATGATCAGCGCCACGATGCCATCGATCTTGTTTTCTGGACGCTCCTTGCGGGGGTAGATGTTGTCCTTGGCGTCCAGGTGCGCCACCACGTTGCTGGCCATCCATGCCAGGACCGGACAGCCGTCATGCATCAACTTGCCTTGCAGGACCAGGGCTTCGAGGGTTTTCATGGGCTCGCTGAAGTTCAGTACCGTGGGACGCACTTCAATCATGGGCAGGCCCTCACTCATCATCCGGGTCGAGAGTTGCGTCGCCTGGAACGGATCGAAGGCCACGGCCTGAACTTCAAATCGCGATGCAAAGTCGATCAAATCTGCCTCGATCCAACTGAAATCAATCACGTTGCCGGGGGTGACCGTCAAACGGCCCGTACCCATCCAGCCGGCGTACTGGCTGTTGCCATTGGCCTGCACCGTGTCCTCCGGCAGGTAGTAGCGCCCGAACACCGCAAAGCCGCCGTCGATCTGCGGATGCGCAAACACCAGCAGCAAGGCGGCGATGTCGGTCTTGCTGGCCAGATCCAGGCCAATCCAGCAGGGCTGCCCGACGAAGGCGTCCAGGTCCAGCGATGCGTCGGTACACCGATCCCAGGAGCGCATGTCCATCCAGGCCGTGTCGGCATTGACCCATTCGTTCAGATGCTTGGTCTTGAAGTTGTTCACCGCACTTGGCATCTGCATGGCCTTGGCCTGCAGCGGCGCCAGCACTTCCGGTCGCACCGAGATGCCCCAGTTCGGATTGGCCTTGATCAGCGAGTCTTCCAACGTCCAGTCGTCGCCGTCATCCAGGCCATAGACAATGCCAAACTGGCTGTCGTCCTGGAACACGCCGTCCAGCAGACGCATCACAAAGGTTCTGATCTCGTAACAAATGCCGGATCGATTGCTGCCGGCCGTTGTGATCACCCACAAGAGCGAGTTGTCCCGCTTGCCTGTTCCAGTTTCCACCACGTCGTAGACGGTGCGCGTCTTGTGGGCGTGCAACTCGTCGATGCAGCCGAAGTGGATGTTCAGACCGTCCAGGGTCGAGCCTTCCGCCGACAGCGCCTCGAACTTGGAGCCGCTGTTCATGACGTGCATGTTGTGCGCGCCCACACCCACCCCAAACCGCCCCCGAAACCCGGCCGACTGGCGCGCCATGGTCTGGGCATCACCAAACACAATCCTCGCCTGGTCCCGGGTGGTCGCCAGCGAATACACCTCGGCGCCGCCTTCACCGTCCGCTGCCAGCATGTACAGCGCCAGCGCTGACGACAGGGTGGACTTGGCGTTGCCGCGAGGCACCTCAATATACGACCGACGAAACCGGCGCTTGCCATCAGGTTTGACCCAGCCGAAGACGGTCGTTAGGATGAACACCTGCCAGGGCTCCAGATGGATCGGCTGCCCGGCCAAGGGGCCCTTCACGTGCGGCAGGCGCTCAATGAACGAGCACAGGTTGTCGGCTGGGTGAAAACTTCGACCCAACTTGTCGGAAAGCTTCGGATTGAACCTGTACGGACTGTCTTTGCCCTTGAACCGATCCAGATCATCCAGTTGGCGCTGGCATGCGGCGCGCACCCATTTGCAGGTAGGGACTTTGCCGGCCACGACATCCCTGGCGTACTGGCGCGCAGTCGCGACGTAATTGCATGCGGACATCAGCCGGCAATCTCCGACCAGGGATCCAGATCTCCTGCCGCTTCCATGGGCAAGGTGATGCGCGAACGCGATGCCGGTGTGAATCCCATCTCGGTTGCAGCCTTGGTCATGATCTGAGCCTGCTTGTTGGCAATCGCAAGGTAAGGTGACTGCATTGGTACGCCCGTGTTGGGCGCTTTAATCAGCAATCCGGTCTTGGCCAGACCGGCCTGCGCCTTGCGGTACAGATCGGCAGCACAGGCCCAGACCTCGAGCACGGACATATCCAGCCGGCGCAACAGATGTTGCGGCGCACTCTCAATCGCGTAACGCCAAGCGTTCTTGGCGCCGTCAGTCATATAGTCTGGCGGCTCGACCAGGTCACCCAACGGCTGCGGTTCGCGCAAGTTCGTGCGGCATTTCTGCAGAGTTCCCCTGATTTTCTTGACTGTAGTGGGAAGTGGTTTGCGTCCGGCCATTTCAATTCGGTCCTTGGGG